GTTTCCCAGTCACGATCAAAAGATGGCGATGTTTGGTATGAAGGTAATACCAAATGTGAACAGATGGATGGTTGGATAATGCGAAGTTCCAAAAATTCAGAGGTCTATCAAGAAATCCGAGATTATTTACGAAAAAGTGAAGAATGCAAAAACCCAGATTGTAAGACAATAAAGATTAATTCAAAAGATAAGGTGTTCATCAAAAAGGGCGGATATTGTATGAACTGTACGGTTGATAATGAACATAAGTTCAGAACCTTGGGTCTTTGGAAAGAATATGAGATATACAAGGTTGCATCCCGTATGATTATCGATGGTAAATTCAAAATAGAACAATTACAAGAAGCACATGACGAAGCAAAGCAAGTGCATGAATTTATCAATGAAGATGGTACTAAGGATACTTGGACTATGCCACAGGATGTAGAGGAAGTGAAGGCGGATATACGTAAACTTATCGAAACCGGTAAGAACGAAATCAAAGAATTGGAAGAACAAAAACAGGATGCTTTTGAAAAGATAAAGGAAAAGAACCTAGAACATTTACTATAATGAAACTAACATTTAAAAATATAGCACTTATAGCTCTGGCTATCTTGGCAATAGTCCTATGGTGGACTAGACCTGCCGAACCTGATTATTCCGAATATATAAAAATCGGTGGAAAAGAATATAAACTTTTGGAAAGTAAAGTTGATACAATTATAAAGGATACTACAATATATAAGGAAAAGAGAGTACCAGTACCAGAATATGTACAAGTTCCCGTTGAAGTGGAAGTACCTGCTGATGTTGATACAACTGCTATCCTAACAGATTATTATAGAAAACGATTTTATAACGATACAATTGTCAATATAGATGGTGAAGGTAGTACTGCAATCATAAAGGACACAATTTCACAGAACAGAATAGTATCAAGGGAAGCTCAATTCGATATAAAGAACAAAGTGATAAAGGAAACTATTACCGTATTAGAGCCACCTAGAATAAAAGCATTTATTGGAGCGGGTGCAACCGCTGGTACTGAAGGAGTTGGTGGTAACGCTGCCATTTTGTTCAAGGATAAAAAAGACAATATATTCGGACTCCGTGGAGGTGCGATGAACATTCCAGTCACAGGTGAACTGACACCATATATAGGAGCGGAATATTATATAAAACTTTCATTCAGAAAAAAGGATAGAAGGTAAGAATGGCAAGTTTAAAGGATATAATAAAACAGGAATACATAAAATGTAGTCAAGACCCGATACATTTTATGAAAAAGTATTGTAAGATACAGCACCCTACTAGGGGGAAGATTCCATTTCACCTATATCCCTTTCAGGAGAACACTCTTACTGAATTCAATACACATAGATACAATATTGTACTAAAATCCCGTCAGACAGGTATATCTACACTTGTGGCAGGGTTTTCCTTATGGAATATGATATTCAATGAGGATTTCATGGTACTTGTAATCGCTACCAAACAAGAGGTTGCAAAAAACTTGGTAACAAAAGTACGTGTGATGAACGATCACCTTCCAAGTTGGTTAAAATTGGAAACCCAAGAAGATAATAAACTTTCATTAAAATATATAAACGGTTCGATGATAAAGGCAACATCATCAAGTGGTGATGCTGGACGTTCCGAAGCATTATCACTTCTTGTATTTGATGAAGCAGCGTTTATCGATAACATTGAGGATATATGGGTATCATCACAATCTACACTTTCTACTGGTGGTAACGCAATAGTGCTATCAACACCTAATGGTGTGGGTAATTTCTTTCACAGGGAATGGGTAAAGGCAGAAGAAGGAACTAATAGGTTCAATCCTATCAGATTACATTGGAGTGTACACCCAGAGCGTGATCAATCATGGAGGGATGAACAAGAAATTCTATTGGGTAAAAAAGGTGCTGCACAAGAATGTGATTGTGATTTCATATCTTCCGGTGATTCTGTGATAGAACCCGAACTTCTTCAATTTTATAAGGAAACATTTTGTGAAGAACCTATTGAGAAAACTGGTTTTGACAGAAATCTTTGGAAATGGCAATTCCCCGATTATGAAAAATCATATATGGTGATTGCCGATGTCGCGCGTGGCGATGGTTCGGATTATTCGGCGGCCCATGTCATTGATATAGAATCTTGTGAACAAGTGGCAGAGTATAAAGGTAAGATAAACACCAAGGATTTCGGTAATTTCTTGGTTGCACTAGCAACTGATTACAATGAAGCGTTGCTTGTGATAGAAAATGCGAACATTGGTTGGGCAACCATACAACAAGTAATAGATAGGGGTTATGATAATCTTTTCTATATGAGTAAGGATTTGAAGTATGTGGATACCCAAAAACAAATGACAAATAAATATTATGCTGAAGAAAGGCAGATGGTAGCTGGATTTTCAACCACGGCAAGGACAAGACCTTTGATAATATCCAAATTGGATGATTATTTCAGAGAAAAAGCGGTAACCGTGAGGTCTACTCGTTTGATAGATGAACTTTTTACCTTTATATGGAATGGAAACCGAGCAGAAGCAATGCGTGGGTACAACGATGATTTGGTCATGTCATTTTCTATCGGATTATGGGTTCGTGATACTGCATTGAGATTGCGTCAAGAGGGAATCGATCTTACTAGAAATGCATTGACTGGAATAAAGACACATTCTGAACCATTGGGATTCGGATCAGGTGTACAAATTGAGGATAACCCTTGGGAAATGAGAACTGGTAATGAAACGGAGGATCTCACTTGGCTTATCGGTGGAAATAATAGGGGAAATAAATAAAACTATATTTATATAGGTATAAGATTATAAATAATGGCAGATACAACTTTTTTTGGTAGAATAAAGAAATTATTCAGCACCCAAGCTATAATTACCGTTGATAAGGATGGTAATAGAAAAGTAGTGGATGTTGATGAACGCCAACAAACAAACTTATCTCAATTACGAGATAGATATACAAAACTACAACGATCATACCATGAAGCGGCAGGTGGTCAACAATCAATGGCATATCAACAAGTCCGAAGGGAAATATTCCGTGATTACGATGCAATGGACAACGATCCGATAATCGCATCTGCATTGGATATATATGCCGATGAATCCACATTAAAAAATGAAGCTGGGGATATTTTACTCATAGAATCCGATTCGGATAGGGTATATCAACTTCTACACAATCTTTTTTATGATATTTTGAATGTGGAATTCAATCTTTGGCCTTGGGTTCGTTCAATGTGTAAATATGGTGATTTCTTTTTGACCATGGAATTGGCAGAGGGAAAGGGTGTATTGAATGTAACACCACAATCAGTATATTATACCGAAAGATTGGAACGAATCGATCCGGATAAACCACATAGGGTAAAATTTAAGGTTGAACAAGATGCAGATTTAAAGGGTGAGTATGAAAATTACGAAATGGCTCATTTTCGTCTGTTATCTGATACAAACTGGCTACCATATGGTAAATCCATGATAGAAAACGCTAGACGTTTGTGGAAACAGCTATCACTTATGGAAGATGCCATGTTGATTCACCGTATTATGAGAGCACCGGAAAAAAGAGTGTTCTCAATTGATATTGGTAACATAAACCCTGCCGAAGTTGATAATTATATGCAAAAAATCATCAATAAGATGAAAAAAGTACCGTTTTTGGATAAAAGAACGGGAGATTACAACTTAAAATACAATATGCAGAATCTTACCGAAGATTTCTTCCTTCCTGTACGTGGTAGGGATTCTGGTACACGTATTGAATCCCTTGGAGGCTTGGATTATTCACCAATCGAGGATATTGATTATTTGAAGAACAAAATGTTCGCTGCATTGAAGATACCAAGAGCATATTTGGGATATGAAGAAGATTTGAGTGGTAAAGCGGCACTTGCAGCAGAAGATGTACGTTTTGCACGTACAATAGAACGTATTCAGAGAACAGTAATATCGGAATTGACAAAAATTGCAATAATCCACTTGTATTCACATGGTATCACGGATTCACAAATGACTAACTTTTCATTATCCCTTGTAAATTCATCCACAATATATGAAAGGGAAAAAATAGAATTGTGGACTGAAAAAGTAAGATTGGCGAGTGATATCAAGGATTTGAAAATGCTATCAAAGGATTGGATATACGAAAATATATTCAAAATGACCGATAAGGAGCGTGATGAACATAGAGGAAAAGTGATAACCGATCAAAAAGATGCTTACAGATATGAAGAAATATCCGTAAATGGTAACGATCCTGCAGAAGAAGATGATCCTACGGATGTAGAGGAAAGTTTGGATAATATCAGAAAGGAATTATCATCAAACGGTCAAGTAGGTAGACCAAAAGAAAGTGGTAGGTATGGTACTGATGAACATCCATATGGAAGGGACCCACTTGGGGATAAAGAACGTAAAAATGCGTTAAAGGGAACGACTGCCGAGCGTGTTACAAAGGTAATAAATGGTATGTCCCCAAAAAGAAAATATTTACATGAATCCATGAAAAGTATGCTGGATGAAAGTAATATTTTGGATGAAACTGAAACAAAAGACACTAAAGATAGTTAAATTTACCGTTAAGATTTAAAATTTATATTTATATATAGGTTTTTGAGTGTATCAAAATTAGGATTTTTATAAAATGAAGAAAATTAAACATTCCAAGTTCAAAAATACTGGCGTTTTGTTTGAATTATTGACCAAACAAATTACATTAGAGATAATGAATGGTGATAATAATGAAAACGCCAAAAATATTGTCCAAGAATTTTTTAGTAATAAGACTGAATTGGCCAAGGAACTTAAACTATACAATCTTTTGATGAATGAAAAGTATAATTCGGAAACGAAGGCCGAAAAGTTCATCGATGCCATACTTGAAGCCCGAATGAAACTGGATGAAAAGAAATTATCCAGAGAAAAATACAATCTGGTAAAAGCCATACGGGAAAACTTCAATATGGATGATTTTTTATCATCCCCTATATCCAATTATAGGGTATTTGCTTCGGTACATAAATTATTTGAAGCAAAGAAAATGGATATTGATGATATAAAAGATGCATTTAACTCAAAATATACCATTGTAGAACATATATCCACTACAAAGACTCCAAAAAACACAAAGCAGGATATGGTATTGGAAACATATCGTAAACAAGATCCTGAAATCCGTATGCTTTCGCATAAAATTCTAATTAAATCGTTCAATGAAAAATATAGTTCATTGAATGAAAATCAGAGAAATCTATTGAAGCAGTACATTAACAATGTATCGAACACTTCCAAATTTAGTGATTATTACAAAGAAGAATTGAGGAAAGTAGTTACTGAACTTCACAATATGTACAATGATATTTCTGACAAGGTTACTAAAATCAAATTAAAAGAAACCATTAATGTGCTAAAAGGTGTAAAAACGGATAAGAAGATAGCTGATAATCAAGTTTCTGCACTTATGATAGCATATGAAATCATAAATGAGATAAAGAATGTCAGAAAAAGATTATCTTAAAAAATATCTAAGAGAACTTATAGATGAAGTTGAAAAAGAATTAGATGAATCAACTGCCACAGGTGCAGTAGATGGTTATCAGACTCCCCACGCTTTTAGTTCAAAAAAACATTCCCAAAGAAGAAAGAAAACCGCTACCCAAGCAGGATACACTATTGTAGATGGTGATGTAGAAAATATCACCGAAGGTAGGAAATCTAAAACACCCGTAAACCGTTGGTTGGAACTAAAAAATGATGAAACCAAACCAAACAAAAAATTAGCAATAGGTTTAAAGGAACTAAAATACAAATTGAGGGAAATTGAAAAATTCCTTAGTTGGTATAATAAAATTTCAAAGATGAACGAGTTATCATCCGATTCTTATTGGAAAAGGACTCATCGTCATATTTATAAGATAAAGGAACGTTTGGTTAATATAGCCCACACTATAAAGGAATTGGAACAATGAAAATAACAAGATCAAAATTAAAGGAACTCGTCAAAGAAACGATGATAGAGGAAAATGAATATCAAGAATTTTTCAAACGTGCTTTGGAAAAAACTGGTAAGTCCATTCCTGATATGTCCGATGAAGAAAAAAAGAAATTTTTTGATAAGGTTGATGCTGCTTGGAAAGCAAAAGGTGAAAAACGTGAAGCAGTAGAAGAAGAATCTTTGAATGAGAATCCTGCCGTAACCGCTATGATCGCCCGTCAGACAAAACAAATGATGGATAAAAAGATCACCAATCCCAAAACAAAAGAAAAAGTAAGAATCGGAACGGCTGCATCCAACCCAAGTCACCCAGCATATAAACAAGCAAAATCGATATTACAAAGAATACGTGATAAATTCAGTAAAAAAGAAAATGTTGATGAAAGTGAATGTTGTAATGAAGCAATTGAATATCCAAAAAAAGGAGAAAAATTTTCATATAATATACATAATTCAGATGGTACATTAGAATTTGATGTTGAATATGTTGGGAGCGATGGCCACAATGAAGTTTTTAAGGTATTGAGAAACTATACGCCAAAATCTATACAAAAAAAATCTAGTATATACCAAAAAAAACCAGGCGATAGAATTCTTACTGGAAAAGCTGGTGTTGCACATGATTTGAAAAAAAATAGTTTAATAAAAATAGAAGAAAGTATAAATGAAGGATTTAATATAAAAAATGTTCTTCGTAAATTGGGCTGGGCAGGTGAATCTTGGACACCAAAAGAATTTGCATCTCAAATTAAAAAATTAGATGATGATACTCTAAAAAATTGGGCTTCTTCTAATAAAGGAATACCAAATACACCACTTGCGTTTCAACAAAAATTGGTTGGAATAGAATTGAAAAAAAGAGGATTATCAACTGAATCCGTAAATGAAGATTGTGGATGTAATGAAAATATAAACGAAGATTCAGAATACAAAACATTCTTTAAGAAAGCACTTGAAAAGACTGGTAAGGAATCAATCACTGCAATGAGTGATGAAGAAAAGAAAGCATTTTTCAATAAAGTAGATGCGGCATGGAAAGCAAAGGGTGAAAAGAAAGAGCAAGTATCGGAAGCAGGTGAAACAACTTTTTATGTTTTTTATAACAATAAAAAGCACGAATTCAAGGCAAACGATTTGTGGGGAGCAAAAAAACAAGCAATTGAAAAATTAAAGATTCCGAAATCAAAACAAGGTCTTGTGGCAGTAATGAGTAAAGCTGCTTATGACAACGAAGAATTTAGATTTGCATAAGAAAGTGAAAAAAGAACGTATAGAGGAAATAATATCAGAGGAAATCGAAAACGTCAAGTGGGGTAAGGATTCATTGAACGAAGCATTGGAACCCGAGCAAGAACGTGAGATACGAAACATCATTCGTAAGGAGGTATCTGCTATTTTCTTTGAATTGTTTAAAAAACGTAAAACTTGGGGAGCATAAAAATAGAATTATAATGAACAAGCAACTTTTAATAGAGACAAATTTATTTGAGGGTAATATCCAAGAAGATGATAGTGGTAGAACCATTGTAAGGGGTGTACTACAACGTGCTGGTGCACCAAACCAAAACGAGCGTGTGTATCCAAAACATATCTTGGAAAGAGAAGTAAAGAAATATGGTCAATTGATACGCCAACGTAGGGCATTGGGAGAGCTAGACCATCCTGATTCATCCGTTATCAACTTGAAGAACGTTTCCCATAATATCAAAGAGGTTCATTGGGAAGGTGATGATTTGATCGGTACGGTTGAAATTCTTTCTACTCCATCTGGTAATATCTTAAAAGAATTGTTGAAAGCAAATATACTACTTGGTATATCTTCAAGAGGAATGGGTTCTGTAAATCCATTGCGTGAAGGTGGTGTTGAAGTAGGAGAAGATTTTGAGTTGATTGGTTGGGATTTTGTATCAAACCCATCAACACATGGAGCATTCATGACACCAGTGAATATAAATGAAAGTATTCAACATAAATTAGAAGAACAAGCAGCTCTATGTGGCCCTTATTGTAAAGTCCAAGATTTAATGAGAGAACTTATAACAGAGTTGAACGTATAATAAAAAAGATAGGAAATCATGGGATTTGATATTAGAAAATACATAGAGGAAAATAAATTCGAAGTTGGTTCGATAAAAAAAGAAGTTGGTGATGCTACCTTTAAGGGTGGTCATAACGATTTGCGCAAGACTACATATGATGTAAAATTTACTGAAGATGGTAAATTGGATTTGTACACTCATAAGGAAATAATGACAGAGGATAAAAAATTAACAGAATCAGCTGCATTTAATCGTCATTTGTATAATAAATTAGAAGAAGTAATCAAATTACTTAATAATTTAGATATTACAGATTTACACGAATTTTCGGAAGATGGTAAAAAAATTTCAAAAGTTATAGAAAAATTTATCAAAAAAGCTAAATTATAATAACGATGATAAAATTAGGTGGTATAATATCAGGTACGGGGATGCAATCACAAAATATAGCGGCGAAGGGAGGTGTTCCACCAGCCGCGGGTAAATTCCCATCAATATCGGAAATCATATCCGAGAACAAAATTGATAATCTGATAAAAGGTGTTAAAAATGGTTATGGTTGGGCAGATGTTGATTATATTTTAGATAACCCACACGTTAAATTGGAAGATGGTGAAAAGGCAGTAGCTCTCATACGTTTGGCAAAATTGGGTATGTTGGTGGATATTGATAAAATAAACGGAAACCCAGAGAGTAAAAACGATATTCCAAAAAATGCATTCATGTCACCAAAGGATGTAGCAAAGAAATACAAGAATCTTGTAAAAACACGATATCAGAAAGAAGATTCTGTAAAAGAAGCAAAAAGTTATAACACCAAAGCAGATGCACTTAACGCATATATGAAAGGTGATGTTTCAGCAGAAGAAATCATCAATATTGCAAAAGAAAAATTTGGTAGTGAAGTTGCTACTCCACAAGAACTTGATTCGTTTTTGAAAAATAAATTTATGCAGGATGTAATGGCGGATACATATGGTATTTCGGCATCTCAACTTGTGAAGAAAGTAAAAGAATTGAAAAAATTATTATAAAATGGGTAAAGAGAATCATAATAGACCATTATCCAATGAAGTGAAAAAACACTTCTTGGAAATAGTTTCCACATACAACAAATATCAAGAAATGTTGGAAAGAAAATCCGATATTGCTGATGTATGCGAAAAAATGGGTGGCATCATAGAGGCTGCAAGGGAACTTGCGTTGCGTGAAGCTGATGATTGGTTCGATAAACACACCATTAAAAGAAATATGAGCGAATTGGATAAACTTGGTAAACAATTCGATAAACTTGCAATTGAAGCACGTGCACAAGACCAACGTTTGATCTCTCTTTACGAGGATATGGGAAATATCCTATCAAGATATTATAAATTGGGTGATATCAGCGAAGATGAAATGAAAAAAAGATTGGCTATCACGGAATCAAAGATAACAATGAATAATCTTGATTGGGGTAAATCTACTTCTGAACGAAATTCCAATTTGGATAAATATAATTCTCTAAAAACTGATAAGGAGAAGCAGGATTTTTTGAAAAAATTAAAAAATGAACAAGTAAACGAAGAACCTACAAGACGTAGTAATGATTTTTTTAATGATAGTAAACATGGAAAGAATATATATAAGATTCTTAACGGTAAACCATTTTCCGCTTCCAAAGTAAAAAAATATCTGGATACTTTAATGGATAAGTTGGGAGATATGAAGGGAATACGAGTATGGGATTTTATTGGTAATAGTCTAGGTCTTGATACAAGAAAATATGGATCAAAGCCAGTTAGGGAATATGAATTTGCTTTAATTGATGCCATAGAGAAATTATATAAACTACATAACGAAGGTATTAATGAATCAGCAATGTCAGAATTGAACATTTTGGCAAAAGAAAGTAAAACATTCAAAGATTTCACAAAGGAAGTATATAAAGAATTCACTAAACTTCCAAAAAACCGCGATACCCTAAAGTGGTTGGAATCTATATACAATGGTGTGAATGAATCAAGTTTAAATGAAGATATTAAGATAAAAAAAGGATTAATTGTAAAAATAAAATCAGCATCTGATATTGATAAATATAATTATACCGATGAATATAAAAAATATTTGAAACAAATTGCAGGAAAAACTGTTAAAATAAAAAGAGCATTTCGTTCTCCAATAAATAGAGGCTCTGGTCCAATTGATAGTTTTGAAATAGATGGATATCGTTTATATAATGGAAATAATGGATTTGATTCTAGTATTATTGATAAAATCGTAAATGAATCAGCTTTAAATGAAGTATCTCCCGTATTAAATAAGAAAGTAAAAAAGTATTTGGATGATTATTTGAGCGGAACTCCAAAAAACTCACCAGATCATCAATATGCAATACTTCATTTATTGAAAGGTGCACTTGTAGATTCAAACTACCATGATGCAGCAAAAAAATTGGATAGATTTTTTCCAAAGGCAACAAAATCACAATATGCCGATACTGAAATGGAAAAGGTATTGAGAAATCATGGTGAAGATATAGCTAAATGGTCTAAGTGGGATGGGAATGATATAATCGATGCATTTTCATTTTACACAAACATGACAATCGGTGGAGGCTTCGGTAAAAAATTGGAAACACTTAAAGAATCCATACTAACGGAGAACATAAATGAAGCAACTGATGTTAAAAAGGTGTATGATTCATTAAAAAAAGGTTCTGTAGTCCGTATTAAGTACGGTTCTCCTGTTTCAAAGAACAATCAAGGTGAATTTGTGGTAAGTAAAGGTAAAACCGTTGTTGGTAAGAGCAGAGTGGAAAGAATATCACTTAAAAATACCAAAAATCCATCTGGTATGAAATATTACCTATATAATAGGAACGGAAAGGTATCATTTGCAATGGGAGATATGGCAGCAACCATCGATGATATCGATATTATCAAGGAATCATTGATAAGAGAAGGTTCTGATTGGGTAATTTTGAATTCGATCGGTAAAGCAATAGATACTCGTGGTGGATTCTTTATGGATGCAGATGATCCAGGATTTTCTGATGAAATCCAACCGAAATCAAAGGAATGGGATCAGTTGTACAAAAAAGCATCCCCAAAAGATAAAAAAGTGATAGATTTTATCATGAAGGAAACTATTGATGAATCAACCGAAATAAATGAAAGTGGTAGATTTGATATAACCGTAAAAAAATACACTAAAGGTAAATTAAAAGGATACTGGTCTGCAACATTCCATTCAGATAAGGCACAAAACGGTGGTATAGCAAAATCATCTAAGGTAAAGAATGAAAGAGGTGAACCTATTGTAGCTGGTCCCATGAGTCATTTTGATAAGTTAAAAAAGGCATTGAGTAAGAACTATGCTGTAAATTATGTTAGTGATGGTGTATCGGAAGCAGCACATGGGTATAAGGATTCAACCGCTGGGTATATCAAGAACCACAATGATGAATATAAGGCAGCTGAAAAGATAAACAAATCCGTTAAAGGTGATGAAATGAAATTTTATGATGAATTGGAAAAAATTCATGATAAGTTGAAACATGCCAAATATATGGTATGGTTATCGAACGCCCTAAGAGGTTATAAAGTGGATATGTACAAAGACCCTAAAATCAAAAATAAAGCAGAAGCCGAGGAAGCTCTATATTTACTTTCTAAATAAATACTCATGAATAGATTAAAAAAAATAATAGAAGAAGTGTGGAAGCCCGGTGAAAAATGGGAACAATTGTTATATGATCCAAAAGATACTAAAAATCCACAAACAGTAGCATCCTATGTAGAATATTATGGAATGCCCGAGATTGTAAATGATATTTGGAAATATGCAAAATCCAAATTTGGTAAATATCCCAATAAAATAGTTCATCATAAAGGAATACAATATAATTCAGATAATGGTGGATATGTTGAAATTACCTTTAAAAATGGAAAACCATTTATATATCATATGAGTGTAAATGCCGGATCATCTCGTGGTTCTATTGATTATAATGTAATTGAAAGTGGTAAATTTTCATATAGTCTATTCAATAAAATGATGAACAAATAAAAATGATCAATTTAGTAGATTTATTGAAAGAATGGAATGCACAAGATGTATTGAAGCAACTTGGTGGTAACAAGTTTGTTGCAATGACCGGTGCCAAAAATTTCGTACAAGATAAATCCAAAAAATCAATATCCTTTAAAATCGGCAGAAACGCAAAGGGTATAAACTATATCCGTATCACATTGAACGGAAAAGACCTTTACGATATGGAATTTATCAGGGTAAGGGGCGGAAAAGCAAAAGTATTAAAGAAACACAACGATATATACAACGATCAATTACAAAATATATTTACCAAGGAAACTGGTATGTACACAAGTCTATAAGTTATGGCATTAAAAACAAGAACGGAAGTTCGTAACGGCAACATTGAAAAAGCACTTAAACAATTCAAGAGAAAGACATCTGAATCGGGTCATTTACAGGAATTAAGGGATAGACAGGAGTATATCAAGCCGAGTGCCGTGAAAAGAAAAACCAAACAACAAGCAATCCGTAGTGAAAAACTTCGGGTTTGGAATGAAAAATACGGTGATTAACAAAAAAATCGTACTTTTTTAACATTTTTTAACAAAATTTGTTCGTTTTTATATTCGAACATATATTTATCTATGAATAATCCGTTCAAATACGGATTTTTACTTATAAGTCGGTTAATGAATATCCACGATACCTGATGTGTGATGAACGAACAACTGACAGAAAACTTTCCAATTGAAATTCCCAGAATAATTTCAGAGAACAAAAAAATGAGGTAAACAAATGGCAAAATCAAATTTGTTAAAAGAAGCAATCGCTGACGCAAAAGCTGTTAGGGAAACTGCTATCGCAAATGCCAAAATTGCTTTAGAAGAAGCATTCACACCACGTTTACAATCTATTCTTTCTCAAAAACTCCAACAAGAAATGGAAGATGAAGAGTCTGAAGAAGATGTAAATGAAGAATACGGGGCAGAAGATGCACCAACTGGTCAAAGTTCTTCTATTGGAGCAGGCGAAAATCAAGATGGTAGCGGGGAAAACAACAAACAACCTTCTGGTGATGCAACACAAGCACACACCGAACTAGGAGCTGATACTGAAAAAGAAACTGCTGCCGTAGGTAGCGAACCTGATGAAGTAGAGGTTGTTAAAGAAGGAGAAGGTGAAGATGAAGATGGGGACGGTGTAATTGACGACCCAACCGGAGCATCTGTAACCGAAGAAGAAGATTACGAAGAAGAAGAAGATGATTTGGATTTGGAATCTATCATCCGCGAACTGGAAGCAGAAATCGGTGATGAAGAAGAAGATGAAGTTTCTGACGAAGAGGAAGCTGCAATCGATGCAGAAGTTGAGGACGAAGTAGAAGATCACGAAGATGAATTTCATGGTGGTGATGAAGCAGAGGAATCAGAAGAAGCAGAAGTTGAGGACGAGGTAGAGGATGAAGAAGAAATCGATCTTGATGAAATCTTACGTGAAATGGGATACGGTGATGATGAAGAAGAATTGGACGAAGAAGAAGATGAAGAAGAAGTGGACGTAGTGGATGCTGCAGAACTTCAATCAGAACTTCAAGAAGCGTACAACACAATCAAATCATTGCAAGGTACTATAAACGAAGTGAACTTGCTTAACGCAAAACTACTTTATAGTAACAAGTTGTTCCGTAACTATGAACTTACAAGTGAACAGAAAATGAAAGTTGTTGAAACATTGGACAGAACAACCAACGTTAGAGAAGTTAAACTTGTATTTGCAACTCTTGCTGAATCCCTATCTTATGGTGGTGGTGGTGTACAGAAGAAAGCAAAAAAGAAGATTACTGAATCGTTTGCATCAGATGCCGTGAAATCTACTGCACCTAAAAAAGAGATCATCAATGAGGATTTCGATTTTGCAGCAAGGTTCAAGACATTGGCAAACATCAACGAACAAAAAAAATAATTAACTAATCCAAAAAAAGGAAAAAAATAAAATGGGAAATTTTAATTTATCTAAATTGATGGAGGGTAAGAACCCACAAGCGGTGATGCTAGAGGAAACTCGTGGATTGCGTGACAAATGGGAAAAAACTGGCCTTCTTGAAGGCTTGGACAACAGACAGCAATCACAGATTTCTGTTCTTTTGGAAAACCAAGCAAAGCAATTGCTTGATGAAGCTACCGCTACTGGTACTTCAGCAGGTTCAGAAGAATGGAGTGGTGTTGCACTTCCATTGGTAAGAAGAATTTTTGGTGAGATCGCTGCAAAGGAATTCGTTTCTGTTCAGCCTATGAACTTACCATCAGGACTTATCTTCTACCTTGATTTCAAATACGGAACTGACCAAGCTGGTAATCCTGCTTATGTGAACGAATCACTTTACGGTGGTACTGGAACTAAATTGGGATCTACTGACTCAGCAGTTAACGGTTTGTACGGTGAAGGAAGATATGGTTATACAGTAAACGATCAATCTGCTACCGTTGCAAACGGTGACTTGACTACTGCTACTGCTTCTTGGGCAGAGGTAGGATTCGACCCTGCATTGTCTGCATCTATCGCAGCAGGTGAGATTGCAAAAATCACATTCGATAACGGATCAACTTCAGATTTGACTCGTCCAGACGTAGAGGCTGCACGTTCATTCTACATTTCTGCATCCGATTTCGATTCTGCCGATGCGTTCTACCCAGCACATTCATCTGCTACTGACGCAGGAGTGTTCACATTCTTCGCAAAAGTAACAGGTATCTCAATGTCAGATGATCTTTTGGTTCAGTACTCACAACAACCAATCGCATCTAACAGAGGTGATTTCGAAGATTCAACCCCAACTGAACCAGCTACCGATATAGGTATCCCAGAAGTTGACCTAGAGTTGAAATCTGAACCAATCGTGGCTAAGACACGTAAATTGAAGGCAGTTTGGACTCCTGAACTTGCACAAGATTTGAACGCTTACCACAGTATCGATGCCGAGGCTGAACTTACTTCAATGCTTTCTGAATATATCTCTTTGGAGATTGACTTGGAAATCTTGGATCTGTTGAAAACCAACGCGTTGACAACTGAATACTGGTCAGCTACAATCGGTGAAGAATACAATGGTTCAACTTGGACAAGCGGTATCTCTGGTGTTGCTTACCAAAAGAACACATGGTTCCAGACTCTTGGTGTGAAGATCAACAAAGTATCTAACAAAATCCACCAATTGACTCTTCGTGGAGGTGCTAACTTCATCGTTGCTTCTCCTGATGTATGTACTATCTTGGAATCTATCCCAGGATTTACTGTGAACGCAGACAAAGATGCTACCCAGTTCGCTGCAGGTGTAACAGCCGTAGGTGCTCTTTCAAACCGTTACACAGTTTACAAGAACCCTTATATGACTTCTAACGAGATATTGTTAGGTTTCAAAGGTTCTAACTTCTTGGAAAGTGGAGCTGTTTATGCACCTTACGTGCCGTTGATCATGACACCATTGGTGTACGATCCAACAAACTTCACACCTCGTCGCGGGGTAATGACACGTTACGCTAAGAAAATGGTTAGACCGGAATTTTACGGCAAGATATATGTTAAAGACCTTAACTCTATCTAATAACTACTTCTTAGAAGTGATAATAAAATTGGGGATGTTTTCATCCCCTTTTTTTTATGCAAAAAAATTTGGATAATTCAAATATTTTTCGTATATTGTAATGTTATGGATATACATTTTATATACAAAATTACATTTCCAAGTGGGAAGGTTTATATTGGTAGAACTTATAATGTCCGCAAAAGAATAGCAGGACATAAAAGAAGTGCTTTTAATAAAAATTCCTCGAATTCAGTACATAGAGCAATGAGAAAATATGGACGGGATAATTGGAAAGTAGAAACATTGGCTGAAATTGATGGTGAATCTGCTGCTATTATAATGGAAGAAAAATTAATCAAAGAACATGATTCCGTTAGAAATGGTTATAATGATACCTATAACGGTAATGGTGGTGGTGATATATGGAAAGGACGAAGGGATACGGAAGAATATAAAGTATGGTTGGAAACAATGAAACAAATATCTTCAGGTGAAAATAATTCTATGTATGGAAAATCCCATAAAAATTCATCAATCAAAAAAATGAAACAAAAAGCAAAGGGTAGATTCTCACTTCCTTGGTATCAAGAACGTTATGGAATTTCAGAGGGTACTATGAAATACGAGGAAAGATGCCAACGATTGAAGAACAGAAAACTTACACGAGATAAAAATGGAAAATTTATTTGTAAGTCTCAAAAATAATTCGTATATTAGAAACTTTAACTATAAATTATAAATTTTAAATCATGACAAATTACGATGTTTACAATGAAAGAAAGGCAGATAAGACAAAGATTTGGCTTTTATTTCTATTTTTAGGTTGGTCTTACGGATCATTGGGTTCACTTGGTATTCAAATCTTATATTATCTTACTTTGGGAGGATTGGGATTATGGACACTTATTAGATTTTTTACTCTTAATGGTTCTATTCGTAGGTACAACAAAAAAATCGCTAGTCAAGCAGGATTGACACGAGAAGAAATACTTAAATTGGGATTGTATTAATATAAACCCATGACACAAGAGACAAAGGATTACATCGATTCGCTATCGTACTACGAAATGTTGAGACAATGGAGGTTCGGAAGTTCCGATAACACACTTTTCCACGGTGAGAGCGGTAAGTATTTCGCGAAACGTATGGGAGAGAAAAAGAACGAACTATCACATGATGAACAGGTGGCAACATCAAAGAGCATCGGGTGGTAAATGGTAATGACCGGTAAGAAAATTCATTAAAAACATACATTTATACCGAAAAAACAACGATTGCCGGTAATTTCCGGTAACACAAACAATGGAAATCATGAACAGATATCATTTGGAAATACTCATGCCATCATCAAACAAGTACGAAACGTTCCAATCGGTTGAACGGGAGGTACTTGCTGAACGGATGGTCTACAACAACGCAGGTAACTATACCTTCTACAAGAACGGAAAAACGGTTGCTTCGTATCCCATCCAGTACACGATGGTAGAGCATATCGATTACGATGTGGAACAATAAAGTTTAACAAAACTTTAACACTTTTTATTCTTAAAATCCATAATTTATTCGTACATTAGCTATGTAAGATTGATAAAGAAAGATAATTATGGCATTTAGTTACGATCAAAGAAAATCAAAGGAATGGTGGGAAACCAAGAGTGATGAAGAAAAGTTCGCCATCCTTGATGAAACCGCTATCTTTCATAGGGAACGTAATTTGGACAGATTGAGGGATAAGGACGTATTGTTCCTTTACAGACGTTTCAGTAATGAATTTCAAAATAAATAAGTAATGGAAATAGATGTATTAAAATTCATATTTAAAATATTCGTGGCTGCACTTATAGTAGGTGGTCTTATTGTAGGAGTCCTAGTAGGTGTGGGTGCTATGTTAATCTTTAACTAAAAGATATGAGCAACCAAAAGAAATTTTGTCAAGGATGTGAGGATATGGAATTCAATGTGGAAGATGTTGATGGATATAACCTATGTCCTACTTGTTCCGATGAATATGATAAACACGGTGACCAGACTGGTTACTGTTCCCTATCGTGTAGATTGGGATATGGTTGTGATAGTACTTGTTAATAATACACAATATAATGGAAACAATAGAATTAACACAAGAAGAAATAGCAATATTGATGGCTGATGTGAGCAAAGGAGGTCCTTGGTCGGAATCATCTTATAGGATATTGGAATTTTTGGGTCATGACCCATTGAATCCATCTGATGGAGAGGATTTCTATGATGTGTTATCAAGTCTTTAAATAATTTATATCATGGAAATAACAGCAAAAACAAAAGAAGGTTTCGAAAAGATTGAAACAGCGTACAATGAATTGCCAAAAGGAATCCAAGATAAATTGGAATCTGCCAAAAAATCATGGGGTGAGGGTTTCACGTTTAATTTTTCCCAACAATTTGTTGATAAGGTAAAATTGATAGTACCTAGTGCAACGTTCGTGGAACATACCAATGAACGCATTAGGATACTTTCAGAGAACAACGATTGGTTCGAGTACAATTATCCTGCCGAATCATTTGAGGTAACTGTACTGAAGATTCCAACAAACGATTATAAATAACCATTATGAACGAGGAACTTAGACAATGTTCGGAATGTGATACTTTACATTATTTGGATGGTTGCCCAAACTGTCCCGATGATAAGAACGTAGTTCCGAACCCACCTATTGAAAAGAGATTGGAAAAGCTCGATGAACGTTTGAAACTCATGAAAGTTATCTTAACGATCACTGGGTACATATTCCTATTGTTATATGTAGTGGTATCAACGATAACCAAGGAAAATTGGTTATTTTTGGATATTACCGCTTTGATAATGTTTTCGATATCAATGTACATCGGTCATGTATTGAAACGGAACAAAAAATAAACACCATGACAATTATCAAGGTAGTAAGTTTCGAACATAGGTCTTTCATCTATATCCAAAAGAGATTTCTTAAATGGAAATGGTGGAAACTTATGGCAGAAGGTGGTAGTATCATGAAGAATGATAAAGGCGAATACTTGGAAACGAATATAAGGATATATCAATAAAGTTTAACAAAACTTTAACAGTTTTAACTTCATTCATATCAACTATTTTTGTATATTTGATAGTAATAAGTTAGTTATGAAAATATCAGAATATTATCCCACCGAAATAAATGGAAAATGGTATGCGGGGTATAAATCCAAAAGCCAGTTTTCATCCAAGGTGACGGAAAAGGTATTCTACGATATGAACGGTGATAAGTTGGAATTCATCAACAGGGAAGAAGTAAAGAGTTGGTGTGATACTCGTAACGAAATCGATAATATCATCTGATCATGACAACAAGCGAAAACAAACAGCGTTTAAAGAACGAGGCTCTTAACAAAATAAGAAAATTATATCATCCAAACACTAAACATGGATTTACCTATTATCCCGGAGAAGGAAGTTTTGGTGAACAATTGAGTAGTGAAGTCAATGATATAATAATCAATTTGGAGAAATCCTTAAAAGAACTAAAAGATGTCCAATAAAATAAAACTTGTGGTATTCGATGGATTTATCTTGGGATATATCCTACCAAAACAACCGAACTATGTACAAGTATTGAAAGAATCGGTTATCAAGGGTGGGTGTAGAGCAAGTACGGTAATGCGTGATAGTATGTATATCCATAAAAGTTCAGAAGTAAGATTGGCATCCAAAGAAGATTTTGATGATTTCAATGTTTACTTTGGAAGTTTTGGTAATGGTGAATATGAATATAAAAAAGTAGCATAACCATGAAATTCCAAAAAACAGATAAATATCCATTGAAACTTGCATTAAAGTTCGGATTTGCAAAAATCATTGATGGTATTGTTGTCATACTTACCTTGGGTCATTATCATACCGATAATTCATTTGAGGTGATAAAGGAAGTTTCTCGTTGGAGAAAGGAAAACGGTAAATGGTAAAATTATGAAACGTATAGATAGAAAATACGCAATAATTTACGTGGATTCCAATGGTGATTCGTTGGGTGACGTTGAAGATTTCACAACTAATGAAATGGTTTCGGATTATTATAGTGCAGAAGGATTTCAGCAATGGAACTTCTATCTTATAGTACCTGCCGAACTGTTTGCATCCGAAGAACAAAAAACCGAATTTATCAATAACGATAAATACACTAGAAAATATATCGTATCCAAGGATAATATAGGAAGGTTCATTGAAAAGAATTTTCCGAAGATGGGTACACAATTTGGTAAGGTTACGATGATAAAAAGTAACAACCATAGACAGAGTGTGAAATTATTGGAACTTGAAGGCCCAAAAACTAAACGGGTATCAAGTTTATTGAGGGATATCAATGTAATGGATACGTTGAGTGAACTTGATAAAATCCGTGTTGGTCTATTGACCAATAAATATGAACGTGTTGCCTTTTGTACACATATAGACAATGAATATACGTTGGCAGAACGAAAATTTAAACCTTTTATTTAAAATATAATGAGAAAGTTTTTTAGAAAAATCCGTTTTAAACGAAAATTGAAGAGTCTTATCAAGACTTTCGATGAACAGGAAGTAACTGTTACATCTGAAACTTGGCTGAAACGTGCCAAACGTGGATTGGAATATTTTGACAACGATCCCGAACTACGTTCCTTGGTGGCACAAATACTCCATAAATGGAGAAACCGTATGCCGTACAAACCACAATTCGATGAAGCAAAAGAGTTGTACGATGAATATTTCCAAATGGAAAACCACATTCCTTCTTTTGATGATCTGAAAGAAGGTGATTATGTTGTACAATTCAGAGGTGAAGCTCCTGTCAAAGGTGATAGGTTCGCTGAATATTGGGTGAACGGAAGTGGTTTCCGAAATGAAGGAACATATAGATTGGCAGAAAAGAACGAAAAATATGATTATTTTCCTTTTGAGTTGGATAATGGTGATGGTCTATCAAGGGATTTCTTCACAAGTTACAGATACGCCACAAAGGAAGAAATTAAAAAGTACAAAGTCAATTTGAAAAAATTCAAGTCTTTGGAAAAGGAAATCGATGCCGCACAAAAAGTGGTACAAGCTCTATATCAAGAAAAGAGTAAAGTATTTTCATAAAATTAATTTAAACAATAAATGTAATGGGAAGAAGTGGATTTGAACAATTGCCAAACAAAAAGAATCAGACTATTGATAAATTGAATCAAAAGATAAACAAATTACAAAAAGATGTTAATCGATTGAAAAAAAATCAAAAATCAACCATTAATCAATAAATTGATTTTAAGATAAAAATGAAACTTACCAATATTAGAAATCTAGGAAGGTACAAGAACTTGCAAAGTGGAAAGGAATACAATGTAAGGAAAGGTACTCGAAAGGGAAGGGGTACTGATATTGTGTACTATCTATACCGTGGATCGTGACTGGGAAAC